TATGTCGCGTACTGCTCCAAGAAGTCTAATGCTCCGGGTCTTGCTAGAGAAAGCACGCAAGCAAGCTCAAGCATGTTTCGCGGCTTTACCTTTTTGCAAACATGAAAGTTTGTGTTTGCTTCGATTTGGAAGAGCCCCTTTGGATTCGATAAATCCTGCAAAAATTTGTAAGTTGATGAGCTATCGAAATCAAGATTCTTGAAGTCAAGGCCAAGGCGCTGGCAAGTATCATAAACTACAGTAAGAGTTCTGAGACCAAGGATATCAAACTTAACTGTAATTTCTGAGACATTATTCATGTCGTAAGCGGACACGATTTCGCCATCTCCGGTCTTTTGAAGCGGCATAATATCCTCATTATTGTAATAAGAGATCGATATACCAGACGGGTGAACGCCAGTATTCTTATTCAGAGCCTCGATTTTTTTTGCAATTTTAAAGACTTTAGGATTCTTGTCGCAGAAAGCCTTGAACTGCTCGCTCTCGTCATAGGCATCCTTTAATGCGAATACCTTTCCAAACTGCTTTGGAATCACATCGCTTACAGCGTTCACCTCGTCCTCTGACATTTCAGCAACGATCTTCCCACATTCTTTAATGCAGAGTTTGCCAGTTAAAGTGTTCATGGTAAGAATCTTACAGGTCTTACCGCTATACTTTTCCTTGATGTAGTTGATTACCTCTGCTCTCTTGGAGAATTCGATATCGTTATCAACGTCAGGCATAAGAGAGCCATCAAGATAGGTAATGCCATCAACGATGATCTTCTTAGCGCGGCTTTTCGAGACGAACCGCTCAAAGAATAGTCCGTTCTTGATTGGATCTACATTAGTAACACCAATCAGAAAAAGAACCAAAGAGCCAGCCGCAGACCCACGACCGTAACCAGTAGGAATATCGTGCTCATGAGCATAATTAAGAATGTCCCAATTAAGCAGAACATAATCGACGAAACCAAGCTCTTCAAAGATTGCCAGTTCATATTTAGCTCTTTCATAATAATCTTTTTTATTTTGTAGTTTATCTATACCTTTTGTTTTGACAGCTCTTAGACAAAGCTGACGTAGAAACTCGAAATTTGAAACGGTTGGATCAATACCGAGAGATGCATAATATCTCTGCTCGATCTTAATTTCTGGCAAACGAACACCGGGAGGTATAGGATTCTTATATTTTTCGAACGAAGTTTGGAATGTTTTCATAGCTCTACCCCCATGATAAGTTTGCGGAAAATCTTATAATTCATCGTGATGTCGTATAACGCATTGTGCAGTTTCGATGGATCGTGATCAATACTAAAATGCTTTAGAAGAAAAGCTTGATTGGTCTTTAGACCTTTTTCTCTAAAATGCATTAGCTTCATTTGCCAAGAAAGCCTATCTCCAGATAACTTGATATCCTTGAACATTGCGGTGGCAAGCGCCCTAGTGTCAATCATTCTCGGCAAAAAGCTCCAGTTGTTCTGGATGCCAATTGTTCTCATCATGGTATTCAAAACATAAATATCGTAATTCAAAATGTTCTGTCCAACGAGAATGTAGTTTTCATTGTACAGATAATTAGCAAACATTTTCCAGACTTCGATAGGAGGCTTTGCCTTACTGCGGTAAGTGTCGTAATTAAAACCAGTGATTCTGGCTGCATCCGCAGAAACGTTCAAGTCTGGATATAGAACGAATTCATCGTGCTGCTCTAGAATCTCTTCGCCTTTGCAGACGATCCAAGAAAGTTGCCAAGGACGAGAGTCTGTCAAAGACAGTCCTTCTGTCTCTGTGTCAAAAACGACGAACTTCTGATTTAGATTTTGCCTTAAAAGACTATTCATGAAGCCTCCTTCCAAGATTGAAAACAGAATTCTTTACTACCACAGTCACTTAGATCTGGCGCCGATAAAGTGCGGCTTCTTCCCATTGTTCCACTGCAAGCTATCTTATAAGTAATCCACGCCTCGTAATCTTCTCTATTTTTATAATAGATTGACTTGACAGGCATGATTTCTTTTCCCTTTGATTCGATTATCTTCGAAATAATCTGGTCAAAAGGAAGCTTATTATTTTCTGTCAAGTAAGCGTGATCGACGTTATCCAGAAAAAATGGAGTGCAATTATTAAAATAATGATAATTATTCCAAACATAAGAATCGTAAAATGGCACGCAAACGAAGATGTTTGGATTTAATCTGGATGCTAGATCGTCATTAGAGATCAAGCCATCATTTTTTGTATGAGCAAAAGTATAGATTTTATTGATATCCTTGAAGCCTTGATCGTTCAAAGCAAATAGGACTAGCTTACTTTTTGAAGATTCAATCGACTGGTAATCATTGCAGATACTGATTCTAAGCCCAAACCTTAGTGACAGATCGTACTTTTGGCAAATCTTAAATGCGGTCAAAAATCCTGTAAGAGAGTCCTCTACAAGATAAATTTCCTTTAGCCCGTTATCCAAGGCTAAAGAGAGGATACTGTCTGGCCCATCTTTCTTTTGCTTTTCTGGCTCTGCCAGAGTCAAGATGCTTTTCCCGATAGAAAAGTGGGACTTGAATAGTGGAATCATACCACTATCCTACCAAGGATGGCTAGGATGTCAAGTGCTTTGGACACCCAAGATACGTTTCTTTGGTAACTTTTTGTTCAGCCTTTGCTAACTTAAAGGCTTCGTCCTTATCATCTTCAAGAAACGTTTTGATAATCTTATTATCCTTGTCTCTAAGAGCGTAGTAATTAAAACCAAATTTAAAAGGGCAATGCCACATTGGGTTGCCGTCCTTCTTTAGCTGGCCCTTGTATTTCGCAAAGCCGCATGAGAGCTTTCCAGTAAAGGAGCCATCTGAGGGCATAGGCTTATCCGCAGCAAAATTTGAATAAGCATCTGCCTCGCTAAAGTTATCAACCACCTTTTGCACTTCTGTAAGATGGTTCTCAAAATCGGTAAGATCTTTTTTGGACAATGGGTCCATTCTTAAAAGACCACTTCCCTTGCCTTTGTCCTTAAGAGAAAACTTTAAAAACAAGAATTCCATCGACACGTTGTGCTCTGGATCGAGTTTTTTTGTAGCAAGGGTATACATTAGATGCTGCAAGTTATCCTCTGCGTCCTTGCCCGCAAATACCGCCTTGCTCGTTTTATAATCACGAACAACAGAAGTAAAGTCTTCGTAGATAAACTGCCTATCGATAAATCCTTTGATCCTATACTTCTTTTTGCCCTTGTTTACAGTGATATCGAAATCTCTTTCTCCAATATCTTTAATAGGCTTCAGTTTAGAGTCGCCCCAGAAATCATACTCTAATGCAGTTAGAGTCATCTGCTTGATCATCTCAATATTATCAGGATCTGATACGCGATGATCTCTGGCGTGTCGAAGCATCAACCTGCGAACCGAAGGAATAACAAATACATCTTTTTCTTTTAAAATGGTTTTAACATAATGCTTTCTTTTAGCTTTTGCTAGAACATCCAAAGTAAAGTGGACAACGTTCCCTCTGTTGGCCCCATCATTACTTTTCTCTGGAAGCTTTAAGACATAGCTGCACCAATAAGACCAACTACATTTCTCTAGGGTCTTTATCCTACTCGCAGAAAGAGCGGTATGTTTATTTTCTATTTTCAACTAGAAGAGTTTTTAAAATGAACCCACGAAGTTCCTTCAACAGATATATATTTTTTATTTTGATTGCTCCATTCTGATACAGCTTGAATTACGCCTGACCAAGTTGGGTGAAAGTCATGTCCAGCAAAAGTTCCTCCCTTTTTCAATTTTGGATACCAAGCGTTAATATCATTTTTTACATTTTCATAATCATGGGCTGCATCAATAAAAATAAAATCAAAAAATTCATTAGGGAATCCGCTCGCAGCATCAACTGAAGTTTTTCTTATAGGAGTAATATAATCTTTTACAGGTTCAATGTTTTTTAGAAAAGTTTTAAAAAGACTGTCATTTAATATATCAGAATCATTTTGATGTTCCTCGCTGCCCTGCCATGTATCAACGCAAAAAAATTTGATATTTTTATCATTATTCGCTATTAACGATGCCATTAAAATAGCACTTTGGCCTTTCCAAGATCCAATTTCTATAAAATTAGCATTGTTATGAGCGTCTGCTTCTCGCTCATAAAGGCTTTGAAAATTGCACCATCCATCTACGGTTTGATATAAGTCTTTGTCAAATTTCATTTAAAATATACTCGGCTTTTTTAATAAGGTTTTCTGAAAATTTATTCTCTACTGCGATTTTATGAATGCTTTCCGACTGTAGTTTGGCATTCACACGTTTGTCAACCCACTGTGAGAAAAGACCAGCTTCGCCTTCTGACTCGCAAACATGCATGTCAAAAAAATCATTTTTAATAGGGAGTCTAATCTCAAGTTTAACTGGATCAAAGATCGAGCATAGCTGAAGATAGCTTTTGCAAGCAGAAACTAGCCCGTGATTAATGTCGCCTTCATAGTCATTATTTGACGCAATAATGATTTTGTCTGGATCAAGAGCAACTAGAGCAGAGCAAATTTTGGATGAGATTCCAAGACCAAAGGTAACAATTGTGTTTTTAAAACCTCTTTCAAAAAGGGCCATACTGTCACCAACGCTTTCTACAATAATAACGCTCTTTTCTTTTTCGATGCCTTCTCTGATCTCTTCACGCCCGTTTCTCTTGATGTAGAGAGGGTAGACCCAATCAGCACGTTTACCGATATGCTTCCATTTAGGATACTCTGAACTCTTATCCCAGAATACTGCTCTTCCAGAAAAGCCGTGGATCTGTCCAAACTGATTGTAGATAGGGAAAACTATACGGCGGAAAAGCTGTCCAGAGGTTGCATACCCGCACTTATAAAAATTTAAAGTATCGTCGCTGATGTGCTTTTTCTGATAAAAGGAAAGCTCAGGCAAAAGATTATTCAATATGTCTTCTGGGTATATCTTTTCCATTTCGATCTTTTCCTTTATCTCGACATGAATAATATTCTGTGGATCAAATTTTACATATTTATTTACAATATGTGAATCTTTGGTATCCAAAGTCAATTCGACGAGCCTTTGAAACGGATAGCTTTTTGAGCTTGTCTCGGCAAAGTCTGTCCATACTCCGCTATTTTTATAGATCTTTAAAGCTGTGGAATTATCTCCACCGCGATAAATGGCTCTAGTTCTCCAATAACTGCCATAATCTTTCAATTGATATCCCAACGATTCAAGAGAAGATTTAAGGACAGTTGGATCAATTGTTGAAGTCTGGGACATCATCCTGCTCATTTGCACGCTCCAGTGTTGTTCCTCCAGTATCCGCTTGATTTACGATATCTCTTAGGTCGCCTCGCTCCTTAATGTCGAAATTCTCAAATTGAAGATTAATGAAGTTCTTCTTCAAGGTTCCGTCTTGCATTCTGACAAGTTCGACAGCCCCCGCCACATCTGATCCAAGGAAGCGGTTCTTGACGAAGATTAGCTTGTGAGAACCAAACATAGCTCCCTCTTCTTGTCTCTCGTCCGCAGTCTTGGGCCGTAGAATAGCCATATGCGAGCAATAATGCGTAATTCTATCCGACATTGAGACGATGCCCTCATCGTCATTGATCGCGTCAGAATTTCGGTTTGTAGTGATGCCGCTTCTATTGGACTGAATAGAGGTGAACATTGTGATCATTGGCTTTTGATCTTGAGTGATATCACGCTGAAGGGTTTTTTTAAACCTATTAAGCATATCGCCAATGACTTGCCATTCTGGCTTTCCGCCTTCCGCATCTGCGGAGGGTTTGATATAATCAAAACTAAAGATCAAGGGGTTGCCTCGACCAATCTTTGAATAATAAAAACGCTTAAGATTATTGATCATTTGATCGGTGGTCATCCCACCGACGTTATAATAATAGAACTTAAGATTCTTGATCTTATTCCAAGTCGAGCGGACCTTCTCAACTACATCTTCTCCAGCCTTGCGCCAAAGTCCAGTTTCAAGCAAGTGCATTGGAACATGACTAAGGGCGGCGCATTGACGCATAATAACCTCCTCCTTGCTCATTTCGCCATTGTCGAAATGCAAGACAGGAACATCGTATTGAGCCGAGACTTTTGTAGTGTAGTTTAGGGCAAGCAATGTTTTGCCTACGCCAGACCTAGCGACAATAACGGTAATATTGCCTGGTCGTAATAGAGAGCCATAGACCTTATTGACGGTTGCAAACGGACCCATGAATCCAAACTCAGTGATTGGATTGTTTCCGCGCTCCTCAATGACATTCTCCATCTCCTCAAAGATGTTGACAGGTTTTTCTTCATTGTTTTCGTAAATATTAATTATTTTATTAAAAGCTCCATCAGCTTCTTCAATAATCTTTTGATAAGAAGAGTCAGGAGCGATCTTCTTCATCTTGTCCGCAACATCCAAGGCTGACCTGTGGATTGTGCGGCGAATAGAGTATTTTTTAATCTCTTTCGCCGCAGAAACTGCGGTGGATTTGTTGGTCTTTCTGATCGCCAAAGACCTAAGATAATCAAAGATATCAATGTTATCCTTAAAGGAAATTCCAATTTCTTTAATTCTTTGAGCTATGATGATCTCATCTACCTTTTCATTAGACTCTATGCATTTCCTAATGATGTGGTAGATGGTCTTGTGAACCACCGTATCATCAGAATGGAAATCCACCTCCGAAACGAAGTCGCAGATTTCAGCATAGGCGTCTGGATGCTGGATAAGACCAGCCAAGAACTGCCGTTCTACTTCTAGTGAGTAAAGCATTATTCTTCCCCGCTTGTGTCGAGCTTGTCTTCTTCTTGGTCAAGCCACTTGTCAAGGGCTTTTTGCATTCCAAGAGATGTGACAATTGAATCGTAGCGTGAATAAATTTGAGGAACGCCTTTTGGAGAAAGGACACAAAGGATAACGCCCTTGTGGCTTTCAGCGTTTCCAGAAAGCTCGTAGATTTGTTCTACGAGTTCTGTAGGAAAAAGAAAGTCTTTCTCCTCTTGTGGTTGCTCTCTATTAGATTTTTTCATCAGAGTATGATGCCTTGCTTTTCGAACGTTTCTTTACAGATGAGATCAGTCTCATATATCTCTACCAGAGTAATGCCGTTTGTCAAGCAAAACTCCAGCTTTAAGTCGTCCCTTTTTAGCTGAGAAAGCCAATTCCTGCGGTCATTGGAGTGGAAGTAAGGATTGTAGGTCTGGTGCTGCCTGCCTTGAACTTCTACGGCAATCTTTTTATTTGCATTATAAATGTCTAATGACAGCCTCGTACCAACGATCCTAAGCTCTTCAAACACAATGTCACGATTCCAATAAGGATACAGGAATTGTTTTACAGTTCTCTGTATATTGCTCTTGGATTTAGCCTCCCAGTTTATTGCATAGTTTTTTGCGTTTCTGAGAAAACGTTCTTTACCGTTAAGCGTTTTGAATTTCATCTTTGCCAACGATCATATCCACAAAGTATTTGTGAAGAGTTTTTGTGAGCTTTTCGTCGCTTTCGATGAATTGAAAAAGAGAGTTTTCTCCTTGAAACTTCTCTGGAAGTTCAGTTGCACAACCTTTGGCAAGCTCTCTGAGTTCATCAGATGTATAATACCAAGCACCAGAACGAGAGACAAGCTCCCAAGTCATTAGCATATCAACGATCTCCTTTTCAAGCCAAACGGATCGACCATCTTTTCTCCCGTATTTGATAGGATAAGAAACACGATTCTTGCTCTTTTCGTTTGGACTCTTTTTGATATAAATCTTGCAGTAGTGACCAATGATTGGATTTTTAACTGGATCTGCCTTTTTAATTGCTGGATCTTTCAGGATAATATCTCCTTCAAATCGAGGCTCAAATTCAAAGATAAAATTAGCAAAGTGCAGTAGCGCGTTACCGCCAGTTGCAGAAGTTTGGCGAATTGGCGCAGAACTATATGGGTCAAGCTTGATATCGCTTCTTACTTGAGAAATAAATATCGCCATATGCCCCCTCTTTGTGAGCGCGATG